ATCNAGATAACCAACCAACCGAAACTGATAAATTGCTAGGATCATATTTCGACCTTACGGCACTTGCCATTTTACCAAGAGTGCTAAATTTCTTTTTCCCTGACTTTTCGAGTTTCGCCCTCATTTCAGCAGGCATGAATTTAGCGTATCTTACGCCACCAGGAGCACCACTTTTGATACCGTCCTTGATTTCCTTGCGAACAAATAAACCCGTTGATTGCATAGCTTTACGAGTCCATACAGGTTGATTTTTAATCATATCCTGCAAAAATGGAGTTGCGCCATCAGATATGTCTATTTTTAAGTTTGCCATTACATTACGCTCTCATTTGAGGTGCACTCAATACGATAAGTACCAGGAGATTGATCTGTAATGTGGGCATAATTCCAAGTTTTATTTTTATATTGGATAATGTCTCCTGATTGCGGTTTAATGATAACTTCAAGCACTGATCCATCTGGTTGAACTATTGAGTTTGATTCCTGCACCTCAAAAAATGCCCTATCAGATGAACCTTGCTGACTAAAAGTATTCCCCTTGGCGTTATCTTCACCAATTTCTACAATAGCTGTAATTTCGGTGCCATTATATGAAATCACTTCGGCGTGTTCGTTAGTATTAAAAAAAAATGATAAATCGGATATTATTTGATCTTTTAGTGCCATAAAAATACCACCTTAAAAAACTAGAGGGGAAAAATCCCCTCTAAAAACTATCTATTGATTTCACATATTAGCAGTAGTTTAACGAAATACGACCAACGGTTGTCGCAGAAGCCTTGGCTGCAATAACCATACCCATACGCGCATTACTAGTAGCTGTTTTTGTTCCTTTATTGTTTGTATCATCCCAATAAATTACATCACCGATTGCCCACGCAACACCAGTTTCAGCTACCACATCACCCTGCCCAGTGGTTGCTAGTGCCCCATCATAACCATTAGTAATGCTCGTTTTAGCAACCCCTACGGCAGTTGTACCGAAAGGAACAACATCACCAACCGCTATATCGGCCGTAGCTGTATAATCTACGGTGTTACCTCCAAGTCTTTCCTGAGTAAAAATAAATTGTTTTGACATTTTTATACTCCTCCTATTTCATTAATAATTGAAAAGATGGGCAATTAAGCACCAGCATTTTTATATACCCCACGATAATCAAGAGCCTTACAACCAACATCAATACGAACTTTCATTTCAAGACCGTCAACATCAAAACCAATACGTTGTTCTTGGTAAGGAGTACGCTGACCGTTTAAGAATGCTACCTCCACCGTATCGATTTGACCAGGATCGGCAGCTAAGAACCAAGAAGTTAACGAACTTTCATCAAGCGTAGCATCCACGATAGGAGTTAATTCGGTAAACGGATTGTAAGCTACTCCGCTTGCAAGTGCAGGATCAAATGCAGAACGAATCACTTGCATGGCCGCTAATTCAAGTTGAGCAGGAATAATTAAGAACTTAGGTACGATATTTAGAGTCGCTTTACCTTGTAATGCTTTTTGTTTACGCATTGCGGCGCGCGCCTTGCCTAGACTGTCGACTGTAATGGCGGCTGCTGTCCCTGCAAGATTATTGTGACCTGTTGCAAATAAAGCTGTCCCATCAGCCATTAACGGATTGCCTGTTAAAATAGCATATACAAGAGCATTTACCTTCCTTGCGGCGGCTGCTCCGAATAATGCAGGGATTCGAGAAATTACACTAAGATCATCATTAATGATCGTTTGGCGGCTCACACAAAACTTTTTACCATAAGTGAGAATCTTGTACTTTTCGCCACTTTCAGCAAATTCAGCAGCTTTATATTCGCCACCTTCATTGATCTGATCAAGATCAGCAGCTTCTGAAAATTGAGGTCTGGACATTTCTTTGAAATCTACTGCATCAGCGAACTGGCACCATTGTTGGTAAGTAGTAGGTACTTCCGTATATGCTTTTTGTAGCACCTTATTGGCAACGTTGGCTAAAATAATAGGGAAATCGGAAGTCCCTTGACCACGAAGAGAAATATTCCTTTCTCCTGCACTAAATAATGCTTTTTCAGCTACTTCGCGCTTATCCTTACCACGGGTTTTTTCGCCAGAACGTTCAAGAGTTGCGCTAGCTAGATCATACAATGAATATCCACGAAGTTCATTAGCACCCGGCGACAATTTATCAGGTGATGATCCGCAACGCATCATCAAAGCATCTTCAGCAGCAGCGCGGAATTTTTCAGCATCTTCTAGTCCGACTTGAATGTCATCACTCGATGGCGTTCTAACGCTTCCTTCTGGTGGTTTTACTTGCAGTTTACGAATAATATCGGCATTAATCATGGCTAAACTTTGATTTGACCTGATATATTCGTCAGCATCAAGTTTAAGATCGGGGAAAGAACGGCATAAAGCGTTAATTTCTAAAGCCCTCTCTTGAATTTCTTTTGCGATTACTGCACGCTCCAATTCTTTTTCCTGTGCGATTTGTTCAGTTGTTTTCATATTTTCACCACTCCTATTTTCTTCTTCAATAAGTTCCTCGGTTTCATTAATTACTGGATCGGTAGGGGGCTCTTCATCTTCAGTATCCGATTCGCTTCTACCAACTCCGACACTGGGATCAGCTGCAGTAGGTTCTAGAGATATCTCTAAAATCTCCCAATCTACAGCAATATCACAAGGGCCAGTAAATCCTCTGACCGTTGCACCGTTTTTTACCTCCATCCAAGCGTTAACTTTATAGCCAATAGATACCCCTTTAATACTGCCATTCTCAACTTTTGATTTCATAATTTGAGATTTTTCATCAGCATCAAAGGAACATTTTGCTTTAACGCGACGATCACTATCGAGATAAATGTCTACAATTGGGCCTAGTGGCATAACGCCATATACAGGATCACGCCCATGGGCAAAAAGAAAAGAACCTACCGCTTTGGCACGTTCCAAATTAACTTCACCCGGATTATGTCCTAATATTTCATTGCCCCACCATCGTCTTACTGGCGTTTCAGACGAACAACTTAATTCAATTGTTCCATCTTCATTGGTTTTTCTTTCAATGAGTTCTAAATAACGATACTCCATTTTACTGTTATCACGTTTTTTCTGCTTCGGCAATTTTCGGCACCTCCTCTATTATTAAATTATTTTCCTTGAGATATTTAATTTCCCTGGCCCGTTGTTTAGCAACATCGCGCCAATCCTTGCCCTGCTCTGCACAAATTTCCTCTAGCGTAGCTATATTATTAGCCAGTTCTTTTTCGCTAGCTGTAGCATCACGCAGAGGATCAATCCATGTCCAACCTGGGGGAATAAACGTGTGATCAAAATACCTATCTTTATCCTGCCAAAAATTTTTTATAGGTAGTTCCCCAGATAAAACAACGGTTTCTAGCCAACTTTCATATATCTCATTACAGAAATGCTCGATTAGCCAATCCTGTAATGGTTCATATGTACGCCTGTCCTCTAGCATTCCTTGCCTAGCGCTAGAATAACTTACTTGCGATACGTCACGGCTGATTTGCTCGTAACTTATGCCTTGCCCACTGCCAACTAATCGCTGCTGTTGCTGGACAAATTCCTTTGTATTTGTCGGTATTTTGCCCGGATCAGCAACTACAATTTCTTCACCAGGCGCAAGATATTCAAACATTCCAGGCTCAATGGTATCTATTTTTTGACTATTTACGGATTGCAGGGAGTTCATTCTGCCACCAGGCATAGAATTTATTGATGATTTTACAAAAATAGCAAAGCAAGCGGCAATTCTGGCTTTAACCCTTTCTGCTTCTAGGTATTCTCCAGCGTCTCGAATAGCCCCCATGGAGCTCGCTAAGGGAGAAACACCCCTTACCTGAGTAGGTCTATGTCGCGGGTACATATGGATAACATCTTTAGCCGGTATTCGTATTGATTCATAACTGAAATAATAATTATCAGCTAAATCTTTAAAAAACCAGTACGCTAACGGCTTATTATAATCATCAACTTCAATACCAGACTTAACACGATTACCACTATCTCCAAATTCTCGCGTAGTGTCCAGCTGGTCAGATTCAAGCAATTGCAACTGCAGAGGCATTGCTAAGGAATAATCATATTTTTTAAGAATAAAAAAATCACCGTCAACAATGTTACGGCGAATAATCATTCTTAACATCTCTTTAAACGACGCCTGATTAGAAATATCACAGTTTTTAGACTTACACCATTTTTTCCATTTCTTTTCAATCAGTGTATTTAAATCTTCATCTTCATCACCACTTAAATCCTTAACCCTTGCCTGCAGGTTATATCCTCGACCAACTACATTACGTTCAAATGCAGATATAACCGACTTAGCTATATCATTATTACGCTCAAGATCACGCGCCCTAAATAATATCTTACGTCTGTACGGCATATCAGTTTGTTCAGCGGTGCCACTCATTGGGTTCCAGTTTCCTGACAACCTATCTGATTTTGATGCATCATAGTTGCGGTACTCTTTAAGTGTCTTGCGGTGCACTTCACGCTGTAAAGCTTGCTCGGGATTAATCCACTCAATCAACTTATCAATTATATTCAAATTTTAATCACCACCTTTCACCGTGTTGGCCATCTTGCGTATGCCCTTGTTGACGTGTTATTCTCTTGGCTAACTAAAAATTCAAGTCGTTGGCGTTCTTTTATTAATGTGTCGAGTTGAGCTTTTTTCGCCATGCGACCACTTACGCTATATTCTTGCGCTCCTGTGAGAATTGCTGATATGGCAGTGTTTATTTCATCTAGTTGCTGTTGGTATGTCATTTTTCACCAACTCCTTAGTTGTTAATTTCAAAATAGTGAATGGTCCTCTAACTCCTGCACTGAAATATTCAGCGGATGATAATGCTTGTTTTACAATATTTTCTGCAACATCATCTGATTTAGATAATAAAAATAACGAACCTAATGCAAATTCTTCTCCACATCCACAACTATCGTAATTGTCAACTGTTTCTGCTACTTGGTAATCACCTTGAACGCTAAAGAGCCTGCCCTTAAATCCGACTAAAAAATATCCTCCGCATTCCTCGCCCTTGTCATTCTGAGCATATCCACCATCCTTGAGGCATTGGCGTAAGGAATCAACAAATTGAGTACACATATACTGAAATACGTCTCCATGCATCTCAAAAATATATTTAGGCGGAGTAAATTTATATTGAATTAATTGCCCCATGCGAAACGATGATGTAAACCCTATAATAAATTCACCATTAATAAACACTTTTTTATCAAGTCTAGTTCTTTGTTTTAAATCACTATTAGTTCCAGCAGAATCTGCCCCTATATAAATACCATCATCCGCAATAAATCCAACAACACACGTCATTTTATCAACTCCTTAACCAATTACTAGGTTTTCTTACCCAATTATTTTCTTTTTTAGGTTCTTCTCGCCCTTGTTGCACATATTCACTTTTCTGCAAATATCTCACTCCGCATAATTCAGCAGCAAGCGCAACATTAACCTCAACGTCAAGCATATGATTTTGCGCATGACTACTAATCTTTTCCCACTTATGAGATATTGTTTCTCCCGCTTTATTTTTTTCCTCGACTTTGTGTTCGGCAATTATTTGATCGGCATATTGTTTATCTATATCACTCGGAAGCATCCATGCCCCAGGATTATTAACGTCTCTCTCAATTCTCCCTGCAATGAAATCTTTAAATTGATTTGGGTCAAAAACATATAGAATAAGATCACGTGCAATATCTTTTTCGATTCTCGACTGTATATATCTTGCTCTCAATGCTTTGGATGATCCTTTAGTTGGTACGCAAATATCTTGGTTATACGCACAAAATTTATAAACTTCATCTGTGTTATATCCAGAATCGATACACGCTTTAGATATATACAGCGTCTCCCCAGTCTCATTATCGGGGTACGCTCTTCGTAATATATTTTCAACTTCATCCCATGTTTCAGCTCGTCCATAGTCAACTAACCATGACGTTAAGTCTGGCCCCCATGCGCGAACTCCCCACCAAAAATGATTTAATTGAACGTCTACACCAGCAACTAATAATTGAGCATCTTGATGAACTCTGCCGCGTAAATAATTGATACGATTATTCATAATAGTATCAGAGCTGTATTTTTTTGATTTTTGTTCCCATGGTTCAGCTAACCAGGAGTTTATGAAATTCATCAAATCTGCAGGATTGTCTTTTGAGTCTAAAAATTCTTTAGCTATACGACCAAAACTAACAAATGGACTATATATAGAATTTAAGTGATAAGCGACTGTTCTAACGCGACCAACTGGCTTATTCTCTGCTTTCCACTCGCCAAGTCGAAGCATTGTCTGCTTATGCCCATCATTAATTTTACCTTTACAGTGAGCACATTCGTACCAAGCGGAATCTTCCGCAAGTTTTGGATTGTCTTTTATTTCTTCTGGCCATTTTACACCGCCAGACTCTCCTCTTTTTGTAGGACGAAAAACTAATGGTTGCATCACTTTACAGTGTGGACATGGAACATGGTATTTATAACGAACATCAGCGTTTAAATATGCTGGCCAGATGTTTTTATTTTTAGTAACAGGAGTTGAAGCATCCACAATTTTTTTATTATGTGGAAACACTTTAGTACGTTCCTCAGTGAGTTTCATTGGACTAGCTTCATCACCAGCCCATTTTTCATATTTATCAACTTCATCTCTAATTAGATAGCGTATTGGTCTTGACGCTGTTTGAGATGGAGAATTAGCACTAACTAAAGCAATAAACATATCATCAAGATCAAGTTCAAGCATTTTACTTCGCGTATTAAATTTCCTAGCAATTGATTCTGTTGATAATATCATTGGTTGTATACGGCGAGTACTAGAAAATTCTGCTGTTTTCTCCTCGGGGTATACAATCATCATTGGACCCGGGTCTTGATCAGTAGCGTAACCGATCATATTGTTAAGACATTCTGTTTTAGCAGCTTGGGAACCCCATACTAATATAATCCGTTCGATTTCTTTATCAGCGAAAGCATTCATTGGTTCACGCGTATATGGAGTAAAACTAGTTCTCCACTTACCAGGTTTAGAACTAATCAAATCAAGAACTCTATTTTTATCTGCCCATTCACTTACGGTAAGTCGTTCAGGTGGTTTAAGTGCTAATCTAAATGCAAGAGGAAATTCGAAATCATTTTTTTGTTTTCTTGTTTTTCTTATAGTGGCTGGTATTAAAGAGTTGTTCAAGGAGATCGTAGACGGCATCAGTCAACACTTTCTCTACTGATCTCATATCGAGATGAGCAAGTTCCGGTGACATTGTTTTTGCCCATAACATTAAGTTGTTCTTTAGTTGATTTCCTACTACTGACCATTGCCTGTCCACCTCCTCCTTGCTAATAAATTCGCTTTTTAATACCGCCAATGATATTTCTTCTTTTTCAGCCTTGCGTTCTCGATAATCAGCATCAGCTTTTAACTTTCTGGCCTCATCGCTAGGCTTATCTTGATCACCAGCACTTTTCCCTAACCATTCCATAAGTTTTTGCGGGCTCCACCATCCCCGCGATTCTTTTGGAGCTCCACGTTTAGCCCAGTCAATTAATGTGCGTGGCGTGACATTAAAATGTTTTGCTGTCATTTCCGAATTGAGAAGAAAAGATTCGCCTTCAATCTTCATCCATGAAGGCACATTACTACTAGTTTTTTTAGTTTTCATATATTTAAATCTTACCTCCCTAATATCGGAAAATCGGAAGTGATTTTTTTACTTTTTACAGAGAGAACTATCGGGGCTTCCCGACCCTCGGGCTTTTTTATTCTCTGGGAGTACCTTTTGCTATTGATAGTGATTGATAATTAGTATTAATTACCATTCGTTTTTATTTTCCATATTTATTAAATTACCAATTGGCAATTCGCCGATAACTTTCAATAGTGATAATGGTCCATAAGTCAAACGTGCATAAGATAACGCCTGACATTCTTCTTCATCCGTTGCAAGAATAAACCCTCGCTCAATCCAACTCGGATTGTTAGGAGTGAAAACAATAATAGCTTTCTTATCCATTAGTTACTCACATCCTTCTCGCACCGCTTATAATCAATCGGTGAATTATACCGCATCATCTGCTTATACTCGGGCTCAACCTTATTCCTACCAGCAGTACAAAAGCGATCTGCAGTATGATCGATAGCAGTAGCTTGGCATCCGTTGGGATTATAAAATTTACATTCGGTATCGCCACAGGTTACGGTCACACTACACACCTCTCTTATTAGACATAAAGAAAACCGCCCTATTCGGACGGCTTAAATACTTACTATTAAATTGTAATGTTATATGGTTTCTTACCTGCTAATACCCTTAATTGATCTGTTGTAAATTGCTTTGCTTTACCAGTAAATGTGTAAGATATCTGATGTAATTCATTAGAGGAAATATAAGTATTATTAGCATTTTTTATAAAATTAAGTATCTTTTCATCAGACACATTATTGGCACGAAACATAACAATCACACTTCTAAGACTACAAGAATCAAAATTAGTTACCCTACTTAATTCCTCTGCCCATGCAATTATGTCTTTCACGCACATCCCCCTCATTCGAACGGCTTAACCACATCTGATTTTAAAAACAATTTATCACGTAGCGTCTGCTTAACAGGAGTCAACTTGCCCCCCTGCACCATCTTATCTATGTTCTGCCGTGAACATCCCTTTATCTCGGCTACTTCCATAGTTGTAATAACATTTTCAGCAATAAACTTTTTTAATGCTTCGTCTGATTCAAATTCATACTTCATGTATTAACGCCCCCTGACTGCAAAGAATATTAAATAGGCGATAACCACGCCACCAGAAATCCATGACAATGCTGTCATATCTCTAAAATCAACAGACGCCAGCCAAAGGATAAAGATAAACACCATTCCCTTATCTAGATGCTTGATTTTTGTTAGCATATATACTACAATGTGATTAATTGGATAGGGAGGTTTCCCTCCCCTCGAATCAACGCTTTTTCTGCCTGCCAGCTTGAGAGCGTTTTTTCTTTTGCCTAGTGTTTATTCGCTTATACCATTTGTATGTGGTGTATCCGATAATCACTAGGTCTTTTACTATATCCAACCAATCAATCACACCGTACTCACCTCCTTTCTATGTCTTTATTATATCACGTTAGTTGCTTTGTGTCAACTATTTATTTTAATATATTACCATATTTGTTATATTTTATTAAAAGAAAAGCGCCCCGTGTTGGGACGCTGATAATTAAAAATAATATGTTGTTCCATACTAGAACATTAATTTGCTTTTTTTAAACCTTTGCAGGTAAATCCTAACGTAAATAAAATGCTAAAAGCTCTCATGGTATCGCGAACCCTTTTATGATTATTCTGTAGAAGCAATAGCTCTACGCGCTTAGTATATCCATACTTTATATTATTTAATCATAAAGAAAGACACTCGCATTTTTGCAAGTGCCTGTTTGTTATTATTACGTTATGTAAACCTCATTGAGTCCGACCCAATTAAATTCAGTTTACCAGATTGTCAAATAATCGTCAACTATATAATGCGTCATTTAATTTAGATAATGAACTTTTTGTGTTTTTAGGTTTTTTAACACTATTTGATTTACTACCTCCACCTAATTTAACTGGTCCAGCTGGAAGTACTTCTGTCTGTCTATGAGTACGTGCCATATCTGACATTAACTCTCCAATTTCATCCGTAGGCTTATAAGTATCTTCTGGCCATACCTCAGTCTTACATTGTGGACATTTATGATAATCGTCTTGATCGTTATATTTCATTAAAACTCTACATTCTTGGCAAAACCACGGTTTACGCATTAACTCACCTCTATTTTAACATTTTCTGTAATATTTCAGCTAATTAAGACGGAATTTAGATGAAATAAGACGACCGTAAGACGTAAATTTTGACGGATTTTTTTTTAAGAATCTAGTATTTATAAGGGTTGCTAGTCTCACAAGACGGAAAAGACGTTTTTTATGATCTACCCCTATATATATACATATATACTATATATTATTATTTTTTCCGTAACGTATTAAGTAAA